AATGCCACCTTTAGACTTCTTCATCATCATGCCACCTTTAGACTTCTTCATCATCATGCCACCTTTAGACTTCTTCATCATCATGCCACCTTTGGATTTTTTCATAACTTTTCCACCTTTAGATTTCTTCATGACTGGCATACCACGTTTTTTATTTAAAGGTTTTTCTATTTTAAATACTTTTCTCTTGGGCAGTCCTGGTCTTATAGGTTTTTTAATAGGTATAGGTTGAATACCCACAACAGGTTTCTTAACAGGTTTCCCAACAGGGTTCTTAATAGGTTTCCCAACAGGTTTCTTAACAGGTTTCCCAATTTTGGCAACTTTAGGAGCTTTTGTCCCTGGTTTTGCTTTTTTTAATTGTTTAAATTTTTTTCTCATTTTACTTAACATTTCTACCTCTAACTAATTGTTGTTACTTTTCGCTTGTCAGACATAACTTTACCACATCCTTTTGCAATAAAGCCACCTTTTTTCATTTTGACTTTGTTTTGTTTCGACATAGCTTTTTGTATAGCCATACCTCTGGCTTTTTCATATTCTGAAAACTTGCCATCTTTGTTTAAATCTGCTTTTTTACTTAATTTCACTTCGCCTCCTTTTTTAAGTTTGGTTGATACATTTATAGGTTTTCCTTTCCTGTTTGGGTTAGGGTCTTTTCTTCTTTTTCTTTGTACTATTTTTGCTCTAGCCTCTTTTGACATACCTTGTGCTTTTTTCTTTGGTAAACATCTAGGCTTTCCCTCAGCTTTTTTTCTGCCACCACAAGAGCCAATAATATTACCTTTAGAATCCATACGGACCCATTCTTCATCTAACCAACTTTGTAACTGTCCTTTGCTCACCTTAACCTATCTGACATAACAGCGCCTTGTCCTTTTATAGAAACGAGGCCACCTTTTGCTTTTTTAACTTTCTTGCCTTTTGCTTTTTTAGCATAATTTGGATCTTTACAATATTTTGACGCCGCTAAATTTGCATAAGCACTTGGGTAAACATCAAAAGTTCTTTTAGCCCATGCTTTTCCTTTCGGGCATATTTTACCTTTACTTTTTACTTTCTTAGCCATTACTTTATCTTACCATGTTTTCTTCGCACTTTGTCTTTACCTTTTTTGAAAATACTTGCTACCATATTTTTACCCATAACTTTTGCTCTTTGCTCACCTACGGTTAATATTTGTATTTTTCTAGCAAATGGTTTATTGATATTTGTTACTTTTTTTACTGTTTTTCTTGCGTCTTCTGGAGTTGCGAATTTTATAGATACAGTATCTTTAGGGTTTTCGTCTGTATATAAACGTCTACCACTACCTTTTGGTTTTTTTCCTGTTCCTACTTTTGGATCCTTTTTTTTGCTCATTTTTAATTATTTTTTTAATAGTGTTTGATTGTTTTTTATGTAGTCTAGAAGCTTTGTTTAGCTGTCGTGATACTTTTTTTAATCTTCTTATCATAATCCTTGTCCTCTGTATTTTTTGTAGCTTCTTTTCATATTTTTATTCATAGTAGAAGTTCCAAGATTATTATAACCTATTGATGTTTTTTTACCTCTTCTGCCACAAACAGGCACATGATCTCTAGCAAGACCCTTAGCTTTTCTAGGCATCTAGCATCTCCAACGTCTTCTTGCTTGTCTTAATCTTGAGTTAGGATTTTTTGCTGCTTTGGGAAACTTTTTCATTTGTCCAGCTGATCTAGCACAAAATGATTTACGTCTAGCTTTTTCTTTTTTTGTAAGATTTTTTTTCTTGGTTACGGCAGTTTTTAATTTACTGCCTGGGTTGAGTTTTCTATATGCTTTGACACCAGCCTTTGTCATGCCAGCACCTTTTTTGGTAGGCCTATAGTTTTTCTTGTTTCTTGGCGGTTGTTTGTCTGGTTTACGAGCCATTCAAACTATCCTTAACCGTATTCTTTAACTAGCTCTAAAATTATTGAATATGTGTCGCCACTAGAATGTCCTACTGTAGTAAATAAAACATCTCCTGTTTTTCCAGAACCTGCATTATTAGGTATGCCTGTAAAATTATCATAGTATTCATCGCCTGTACTATCTGCTGGTAATCCAGTTATCAATACATTGGCAGTAGCATCAAAAAATAAGTTGACACCCATACCACGACATGCCCAATAAATTCTTTGTATTGTTACGCCAGTACAAGCGTCACCGTTAGCATTTGCTTGTAAAGCAGAAACATCTACTTTAACAACATTAGCTTCACCGGTACCATCTGAAACATTAGTGAATTTCAAGACGGCCTTTCTTTGACCGTCCTGAATAGTTTGTGATGTTACTGTATCAGCCATTATCTTTCTACCAACACACTTACATAATCAACAACTAAACTTTTAGCTGCTGCTTCACCTGCTTGAACTGCTAATGTGACTGTAAGCTCTTCATTGTCAGGCAGGTTAGTATTTACTACCCCTACTGGTTCTGCATTATTAATAGCATAGAATACTTGGCTGGCATTAGGATCAATAAAAAATGATGCCGTTACAAAAGTATCGTTCACCATAGTATGAATACCTGCACTCTCAGTTTCTGTAGAGTCCTTTTCTACTACGAAATCTAAATTAGTATCACCATCATCTTTAGTAAAGAAGATACCATCTGAAACACCATCAATAGCTGTTGTATCGGTTATTGCTAAACCGATTAAAGCGTCAGATTGTGTTACATCACTAAGTTTAAATCTGCATGAAAAGAAAGCTCTTTTGCTACCATCTATTAAAAATGATTCCCCTTTGAGCTGTAACTCTTCTGAGTCATTATCTGCGTCGTTAGTAGTAACAATAAGTTGGCCACCAGCTCCGCTTGTGATTTGAATTACCTCACCAGAATCGCCACCGCCATCAGTAGATGTAATGGTCCAATCACTAGCTACGTAGTTCATGAAATCGTTGAAATAACCATAATACGTCTGGTCAGACGGATAAGGTTGAAACATAGGTAAGTCCTTTTTGGACTTAGAAGCGACAGTATTACCTGCCCATAAAATTTGATTTTGAAAATGTGGATTAGACATAAGAACTCCTTTTCTTTAAATGGAACACATCATGTGCCTCATTATGCTAATAGGTAAATTTTATATTAGCCTTTCTTATATATCAACAGGTAAGTTGTCTTTACTTTTTTTAAGAGATTGAACTGCAGCATATAAATTTTTATAACTTTTTTCTATTAAAGGATCTTTACCATATATTTCAAGTAACTCACTACCAATCATTTCAACTAAACATTTTGCTGAAAATATTTTTTTATCTATTTCTTTTAATGGATGATCTTTGCCGTTCATTTTTTTTCTCGCTTGAAATTTTCTAGAGATAGATAAGTTTATCAATTTTTTTTCTAAACTTGTATAGCCTGGCCATTCTCTTATTTGTTTATTTGAACGACCGCAGCCTTGGCATATTTCATCACCGTAAGTGGTACTGCACCTACCTATGCAGGGACTGTCTGCTAATGTTGTAGCCTTGCCTACAACTTCATCTATATAACTCATGTCACTTCTAGTAACACAAAAAATATACTACAAGTAAAAAAATAAGTCAAAAAAAAGGGCCCTAATGGGCCCTGTCTGTAATACTGAGTAACAAACTGTATTACGAGTTCGTATTATGCTCCTTGTGAACCATCGACACATCTCCAGTTTGAGAACCCGAATGAGTATCTCTCTCTAGCTTTGTATCTCATGTTTCCTGTATCAAAGTCACCTTCTAGTGAAGTTTGCATTGGAGATCTAACAAAATATTTAAATCCATCAGGCACATCTGTTAAGAAGAAATAAGCGTCTGGATCATTTAAATAATGATTGACTACATATCCTTCAGGTAACATACCTTGATTTACAACGGAGTTAATATCGTTGTCAGAAGTTCCTACTCTACCTGGTGAGCTTAATAGTCTGTCAGCCACAAACTGAAGTTGTGGTGGAACTATAAGTTTCACGCCTTGGAGAGCGATATTAAGACCTCTATCATCTGTCTGAGTAGAGATTCTAATAAGTGCATCTTCTATAGAAGTTTCATTTAAATCAGCGAATGTGGATGCTCTGTTAGCAGATGTTGCTCCACTTGATAATGGGTGCGAACTGTTAATAAGAGAAACTCCATCTCCGCCTGGGAAAGAACTTGAGAAAGCGTTGTTTAATACACTTGCTGCTTTAATTTGCTTAGTATTTGCCATACTTCTAGCTAAAGCTTTTGTGTATCTAGACCCTAACCTATCATATAGATTATCTTCTACTGCTTCTTCAGTTAGTGAAAAAGCTAACGCTACTGTCTCGTGTTCATAACGAGCTGTAAAGCCTTCGTTTGCATTGTCGAATGAAACACCTTCACCCTCTGGTTTAACAGGGGCGTTTCCGAAACCAACAATCATTACTTCTTCTTCAAAAGCTCTGTCTGATGATTCTTCTTCGTAGATTTCTGCATGTTCATTGTCATAACGTGCATATTCCATACCGAACAAGGCATTTAAACCTGGCTCTAATTCTTTTGCTAATTGTGCTCTATTAATTGCCATGATTATTTACTCCTTACACACCT